ATGCACATTAAATATCCACCACTTGTACAATCCTTAGGAACTAAAGTACTAGGGAAGTCTAAGAAAAATTCTGATGTAGGTATCAATCCACGTAATATGCACAGAAGACTTACTGACAATAAAGTATTTACAGTCAAGTCTAAGCGTAAAGGAGGTACTGTACTTATTGATGTAAGTGGTTCAATGAGACTAGATACTGATGATATATTTGAAATCATTGAAACATTACCTGCAAGTACAATCGCAATCTACTCAGGTCAAAGTTATCCCGAACAGGGTAATGCTGAAGATGCTTATGGTGAATTACAAATCGTTGGCAAAGATGGTAGATACGTAGCAGATATACCTTCACACGGTTATAACAACCTTATAGATGGACCTGCGATACAGTGGCTAAGCCAACAAGCCGAACCTAGAATACTGGTAAGTGATTTACAGTTTACAGGTATAAATTATGCTAGTGAAAGAGGTGGAGAAGTAGGTGTAAGCACAGAATTACTTACAGATTGTATGGAAGTAATTGCTAAAAAGAATATACTTCCTATTCCTGATGTTGAGAAAGCTAAGGAGTGGATAAGTAGATACGGAAGTAAAAGATAGTTAAAGCGTAGGTTTTTACTGTCTCACTTTCGACCTACGTTTTAGGGGTACGCACGGGCGACCGTGCGTACCCCTTTTTTTGGCCTGAATACGCGTGCGTATATTTTTTTTTTAAATGTACATAAAGTAAGAAAGTTCTGATAAACTTAAAGAAATGGAAAAAAATGTGAACAAGCTAGTGGAAAGCGTTAAACAATCTTCAGGAAGATGGTATGAAAACTCAGCACCTGAAGTAGAAAAATTTCTTGAAGCTATCGCAGATGTAGTAAAAGAAGGTCAAGCTGTCAACTCTGTAAAAATTGCTGACATACTTGAAGACGAATATAAAGTAAGTATTACACCAACTTCGGTGAGGTCGTGGTTAAAAGAAGTAAAGAAGAAATAACAGAGTTACTTGCAGAGGTAACTGATGGCAAGTACGCAGAGTTAAAAGCGACTAATGAAAGACTACTCAAGCGTATTGATAAGCTGAAAGATAAGAACTCAGATTTAATTGATGCAGTTTATCGTGCAGTCAAAGACGGCATATTATCTTTGGACTTGCCACCAATCAAACCTCCTCCTATCTCACGCAAGAAAGTAGGAGAAGAGATATGTGTGCCTTTGCTTTCGGATATTCAGTTGGCTAAAACTACGCCTACGTACGGCACTAAAGAAGCTGAAGAACGTGTAGTTCGTTACGCACATAAAATCTGTGAATTGGCAAGGTTACAAAGAGCAAGTCACCCTATAAAAAAAGCTGCAGTTCTATGTCTAGGAGACATAGTAGAAGGTGAATTAATTTTTCCTGGACAGTCTCACGTTATAGATGCGTCTCTATACAGACAAGTTACAGTTGATGGTCCACGCATACTGCACCAATTTTTTTCTATATTACTATCAGAGTTTGAAGAAGTAGATGTTTATTGGGTAATAGGTAATCACGGAGCTTTAGGTGGCCGAAGTCGAAGAGACTATAACCCTGAAACAAATGCAGATAGAATGCTTGGAAAAATTTTAGAGACAATGTTTTCTAATGAGCCACGTATAAAGTTTATAGTTCCTGATGGTGGCAACGAAAAGAATTGGTATCTAGTTGCAGACCTAGGTTTAAAAGCAAAGTTTATGTGCTTTCACGGAGACCAAATCAGAGGCCACGCAGGCATACCTTGGTATGGTTACAACAAAAAAATACTAGGTTGGAAATCATTAGCAGCCAATGGTCTTATGGAAAATTTTACGCACGCAGTATGTGGTCATTATCACACACCAACAACAATGTATATCAACGATACACGTGTATGGGTTAACGGCAGCACAGAAAGTTATAACACATTTGCACAAGAACAACTAGCCAGTATGGGTAGACCTTCACAGTTTTGTTTATTTGTGAAACCTAACAAAGGCGTAACAGCAGAATATTTGGTAAACTTGGAAGAGTAGTTATGTGTTATTATTGTGGACAACACTTGCGTATAAATAATGCAGTATTAGTATGTTTAAACGTTCTATGTAAACTATATGGCACAGAACAAAATCAAAAGACAGTAGATGTAGTTATTAAAGATAAGGAGGAATTATGGGATTTAACTTAAATGACTATGAGATGGTGGAGGACAGGCTCAAGGTATTTTGGGCAGACTACCCCAACGGAAGAATAGAGACAAACATAGTACACATCACAGATGATGGTACTTGTGTATCAATCAAAGCAGAGTTATACACGGATACAAAGACTGCATTACCTGTAGCTACAGGTTTAGCACAAGAAACAAAAGGTCAAGGTGGCCCTGTAAACAAAGATGCGTGGTTAGAAAACTGTGAAACTTCTGCCATAGGTAGAGCATTAGCTAATTGGAAGTATCAAGGTAAAGATAAGAAACGTCCAAGCAGAGAAGAAATGAGTAAGGTCTCGGGTAAGACCTCTGAAGCGGTGAAGTCTAAACCTAAAAAAGAAACTAAACCTGTAGCAGGTAGTCCTGTAAAGGCTATTTCAGAAGCAGGATATGGTGATGTTAAAGGAGATAAACACCCAAGTGGTGAGTTAGCCATAGATGAGACAGGCCTGTTATGTCCTTGTGGTGGCTCTGTTAAATACTTTACTGATGCAGAAAAAACAACACAAAGAAGTCCTGATTTTAGATGTACCCTTATGGGCAACTGTACTGCAGGAGATACTGTAGATGGTAAAGTATTTGCTAAATCTTGGTGGATGGATAATAAAGCTACGCCAAAGAGTTGGCAAGACTACGCATCAGTATCAAATGGTATGACATTACCAAAACCTAAATCATTAGATGAGATAGGGCCTGATGATGCCCCCTTCTAATATATTTTCAGACCCTAAACTATTAAAAGAATGGGCAATAAAAGTAAGTAATGCGTGTGGTGGTTTACAAATGACCACCTCACCAATACTAAAAAAAACTGATATTAAAGTATTAGATGTACTAGTAGAAAAGTTTGTACAAGATTATAACGTACAGATGTCAAATGCTTCTAAAGAACTAGAAGAAGAATAATGTCACATCCAGTACCTGGAATGGAATACTTCTGTCAAGATTGTTTAGAAGAAATTATAGAATTTCATAAATGTGATTGAGCAAGAGCCGAGGTAGAAAGGATAACACCCTCGGCTTTGCTATTAAACTACTTGCTTACTGGTTGAGAACTTTTACCAATTTTTTTAGCGGCAAATGTTTTCACGACAGCGAGTGCAGCAGCACCTCCTGAGAGGGCAGCTAACTGGACTGTTTCAGCTTCGACACCTACAAGTGGTGCTATTGTTAAAGCACCAATGAAGGCCTCAATGAATGTCCATACCACACGCTCAAGCATATCTTTTAAGTCATCACTCATTTTATACTCCCACGATTCGGACCAAGGTGTCCACCTCACATCCTTCTTGAACGTGCCGTCTTGGTTTCTTGCTCTTTTTGATTTCTCAAACATTATCTAATTAACCTTCCTTTCAACATAGCATTGCCTTGTAAGACATTACCATTTACTTCTTCTAACTTTTCCATTACAGTTCTTGCTAGTACTACATCTTCTGTAGACGCATTTGATAATGGCTTTTCTAATAGTTTAGTTATGGTTGTGTACTCAATAGATACACTCAAACCAAGTAACATTTCTTTAGCAACTTTATTGTATAGTTTTTGATACGCCTTGCCACTATGTCCTATAAATCCATCATCACTTATATCTAAGTCTTGCTGACTTTCTCCAACAATTAGGCAACCTGATGTGTGTTCATCTGTATTACCTGCGTGTATAAGTATATAAGTAAAGTTAGGTACATCTTGTAAGTGCAACATACCGTAATGTGCAGCACCATATCTTTCTTTATATTTAGTATGAAAACCACCAACAGTTCTAAACTTAATGTTGTATGTCCCTTCAGGTATGCAAGTTTCGTGCATAACCTTTACGGCCTGATACTGGTCTTCTAATGTATAACATTCAAACTGACCATCAACTAATAGTATTCCATTGGTTGCGTCTGTTCCGAATTGTGTTCTAACTACAGTTAGTTTCACCTAGTCCTCCATTCTTACAGTTACATATTTGTATAAACGAACCATCTTCTTCAATGGTTACCATACACATATAACTCCTTTATTTTCTAAAGCCTATGGTTAACAACCATACGGCTAATGTTATTATAGTAGCTAATCCTGTAATTTGCTGTGCAGAACCAGTAAGTGTCAATGTAGCAATAACAAGACCTACCAGTGTCCAACTAAGATTTAAAGTTTCTTTTATTGCAGCAACAATCCAAGACCATAATTTCTTAATCATTAACTTCTCCTAAATATAAATGCTGCCATACTAGCTATTCTAGTTAGGATAACTGGCACGACAACTTCTTGTGCTTTTTCTTTTTGGTCAGATGTCATATCACCTGACAAATCAGAAAGGTTTATTTCCTTTAAGTTTATGTCCACCAGTGTTTCTATTGGATTTTCTATAAAATTTTCAAACTGAACTTCAGTAACTACGTCAGCTAGTGTGTAATCTTCTACGTCTGCATTCTCTACAGCACGCTCTACATATTCTTCTACTGCCTCAGCTACGGCTTCGTCTGACTTAACAGCCTCTGCAATGATTTCAACATCTTCAGTTTCAACTTGTAGTACATCAGCAACAACCTCAACTTGCTCCTCTGTAAGTTCGTCAACATTTTCTATAGCCTCCTCTACTATTTCTTGTACAACTTCTTGTACTTCTTCAGATACATCTTCTAAGTTCTGTACACCTACATCATTTACTTCTTCAAGTACTTCAATAACTTCTTCAGTGGTAGCTTCTTCAACAACAATAGTTTCAATAACTTCTTCTACTTCAGCTACCTCAACAGCTATCTCTTCTTCAGTAAGTTCTACAGGTTCTTCTTCAATATCTTCCTGTATTGGCTCATCCAAAACTTCCTCATCAGTCTCAGGTAAAACTTCGGCCTCATCAATAATAATTTCTTCTTCAATTTCTTCCTCTTCTATTATTACGATAATTATATCATCAGGTATATCTAACTCTATAATTTCTTCTTCAATTACAATTTCTTCTAATTCTTCTAGCTCTTGTATTACATCAATAAGCTCTTCTATTTCTTCTTCAGATAAATCTTCAAGAGGTATTATGCTATCTTCTAGTTCTTCAAGTATGAGAAGTTCTTCTTCAGCCTCTAAGATTTCAGCTTCTAAAATAGCTATTTCTTCTTCGGTGAGTTTAACTTCTTCATTTCCTGGTCCAGTACTTTCATCTGTGAGTTCAACGTCCTCATTTTCTTCTTGAATTTCTTTTTCTCCGAGGTCGTCATCTCGAAGTATCTCTTCGTCCAACTCATCTAACTCTTCCTCTTCTTCGATAATATCAACAACAACATCAGGTACGTCAGTGCAATCAGAGGGCTGATAACCAAACCAATCTCCACTTTCTATGGCTTCCAAATATTGTTTATACGATAAAGGGTTACCTGGGTGTTCACAACCGTATTCATCCCACGCCAAATACGTTGTAACACCATCCTCAACGACATCCTCTGCTTTGGGTAAGGTTGTGCTAGTTGTTGTCGTACTAGGTGGCGTGTTATCAGGTATATCATATTTATAGTATACATTATCTATAAGCCACCAATCAGTAATTCCTTCTATGACTATCTCTGTAATAAAGGTCTCTACTGTTTCTGCTACTGCAAATACTTTACTTCCTGCTACTTCCATATCCGTATTTACATCTAGTGTAAAGTTTTCTGATGCACCATTGTCATAATACACAACACCTGATACACCACCGTCTTGGTCTATAGCAGCATAATTAAAACCTACTTCGTATGGTTCGTTAGGAAATGCAATGGTAAGACTGTCTGAACTACCTCTTATACCTAATTGAAATCTGTCATTACCAAAATATATACTTTGAAAACAATCCATATCTTCTATACCTATAAGGCCTGCTTCTTCTGTGCTAGCACAATCAGGACTTTGTGAAGTAGCAGCACTTACTACTGTGTCACTAGCTCCATATACAAACGTAATATCTGTATTTATTTCTTGATTATCAAATGTTTCTGTAACTGTAGTTTCTTCTGCTATTGAATGTAAGGGTACGGCTAGCACTAAAGCTGCAGCTATGGCTGCTAACTTTTTCACATTAAGTTATTGATTAAC